AAAGACCATTTATTAAAAAAATGTCTAATTTATACAAAATCTAAATAAGACTATAAAACATTGAGTATCAATAAAATAAGATCACTATATACTCAATCAATAAAAAAAGATTTACGTATAAAGTAAATCGTATATGAGAAAAGCATACCTTTTCAGGGCCTTAAATAACCTCGTCTATTTAAGGCCAAAAAAATGAGCGAAGCGAATCAAAAAACAATCTATGCTTGACCCAATATTAGGCAGTTTACTAGCCTCAGCATTGCAGGGAATATTTGGAATAGGCTCAACAATGGCCGCCAACAAATACAATTCACCAAGGGCACAACGCAATAGATTAAAAAAGGCAGGTCTCCCACTGGCTTATATGTATCAAGGAAAGGTTATGGGACAATCAGATGTGCCAAAATTATCAATAGACCCAACCTTAGGTGTTACTCAGCAAAGAAAACTTGAGCAGGATCAACCTATGGTTGATGCTAATGTAAAAATGAAAGGTCAAATTGTCGGAGGTATGCGTATTAAACCATTACAGCCTAGAATAGCACCGAAAGAAAAACCGACATTTACTGAGGCTAATTTCGATGCTGCATTAAAAGCAAAAGCAACAATCATAAAAAAGCACGGAGAAGGATTTTATTCAAAGATTGGAACCGCAGGAGGTAAGAAAAAAACAACAGGCGGTTTCGCATCAATGGATAAAGAAAGATTGTCTGAAGTATCTGCGAAAGGCGGACGCATAAGCCGTAAAAAAATTAAAAATAACGTATAATAAAAGGAGGCATTAGCCTAATTATGAAACGAATAATCTTAATAATTGGTATATGTGCAGCGTTAGCTATACCAATTACAATGTTTAGAAACGCAATAGAACACCGAATAAATCACGAAACCATACTCAGAACACAAGCTGAAACTGATGCTATACAAGCAAAAGAAGAGGCTGAATTAAAAGAGAGCCAGATCCAAGAACTTCAAAAAAGTAATGAAGAATTACAGAAGCAGTTACAATCTAAAATAGATCAGCAAACTGTAATAGCAGAATCTGAAAAACAGCAGGAAGAAACACCTGCTGTTGCTATATCTGGAACTTGTGTTGATTGGATAAAAGAAGCAGGGGTTGAAGATATAAACGCAGCACACACACTACTTATGCGTGAAAGCACCTGTCGACCTGATGCTGTAAATAGTATTGGTTGTATAGGTATAGGTCAGAATTGTCCAGATAAGGACGGCAATTATTGGTTAGTAGATTCATGCCCTGACTGGAAGACAAACCCTGTGTGTCAAATTAAAAGGTTTACACACTACGCTGTAGAGAGATATGGTAGTTGGAACGCTGCTTTATCATTTAGTAATAATAATGGTTGGTACTAATGAGCATTGAGAGGCTATGCTTAGTATGTAATAAACCAATTAAACCGAACACAAGGAGGCACAGAAGTAATTGCCAATGCCAACAAAACCCTGCAAGTTCTGCAAAGATACCAATCCGAACCACTGGCCGTATCAATGCAGAAAGAATCCGAAGACCAAGAAAAATATCAGACCAATCGGAAAGATAGGTCGTAAGCACATACAATTTAGGCACGAATGGATAAAGAAAAACATCACTGCAAGCGGTACATGGGAGTGTTACTTGCAAATAGATGAAAGGTGTCCAAGGATACTTACGCTTGAAACCTTAACTATAGAGCATATAGAACCTAAATCTGGTGCTCCAGAGAAACGTTTTGACTTTGATAATATTAAGCCAGCTTGCTTCTGGTGTAACTCAAAAAAGGGAAGTAAACGACTAGAAAATGTGCTATAATTAGATACTACGCAGGGGAACACTTATTTGTTCATGGTTGCACGCCACCCTGCGTTTTTTGTATGGTATAATTTGTTTATGACCGCAAATCAACGAACATATTTGAAGACAAGTGAAATCAAAAACAACCCCAATAACCCTCGCCTTATAAAGGATGAGAAGTTTAAGAAACTCGTGCAATCAATCAAAGAGTTTCCAGAAATGCTGGAAGCTAGAGAAGTAGTAGTTAATAAGGATCATATTATTCTTGGTGGTAATATGCGGTTCAAAGCCGCTAAAGAAGCCGGACTTAAAGAAATACCAGTTAAAATAGTAGACTGGGATGAAGATAAGCAACGCCAATTTATAATTAAAGATAACGTATCTGGCGGTGACTGGGACTGGGACATTATAGCTAACGAATGGGATGCTGAAGAACTAGAGGCGTGGGGATTAGATTTACCGGAACACACTAATCTAGACAAAGAAGTTGAAGAAGACGAAGCACCTGAAGTATCTAGCGAACCACCAGTTAGCGTACTGGGCGAAATATACCAACTAGGGAGGCATAGGGTTATGTGTGGGGATAGTACAAAGGATTCGGCAACACTACTTAACGGTGCAACTATAAATATGATATTTACAGACCCACCATACGGAATAGACTATAGCGGTGGTCGTACTCAAGTAGTCGCAACAAAAACCTATGGCAAGCTAATGGGTGACAAGGATGATGATATTAGCCACTTTATAAACGCAATAACAGAGGTAGCAAATGGTGTTGATACATACATATGTTTATCACCAGTGAACCTTAAAGATGGTGTTAATTTGGTAGACAACTTGCAGGGCGTAATAGTTTGGAAAAAACCGCAGCCAGGATTGGGTTATCAATTTATTAGACGTTATTGTGAGTTTATTTTATTTGCAACAGACCGCAAAAAGTCTAAAGATGATGCTAGTGAGTTTGACTTTTGGGACATAGGAACAGATGCAAAACAAGACTACGAACATGGAACACAAAAGCCAGTAGCATTATCAGCAAGAGCCATCAAATACAGCTCACAACCTAACGGCATAGTATTAGACTTATTCTTAGGCTCTGGCTCTACCCTAATAGCCTGTGAACAAACAGACCGCACTTGTTACGGAATGGAGCTAGACCCACGCTATGTTGACGTTATACGCAAGCGATATGCTAAACACACCACTGGTGGAGACTTACCTAATAACTGGCAGGAATTAACGCCAGAAGTATAGTACTTATGATAAAAAATAAGTTACTTAAAAAAAGACATAATAAAATAAAAGCAAGAATTAAAAATGGTCATACTAAACCAAGTGATTTAATAGAGTTAGAGAAGTTAAAACGAGCATTGGGGTATAAATAACATGACTGATAAGCAAACTACACAGCAAGTTGACGGAAATACAAAAAGAGTTCCTAATCCAACAGGTAAAGGTGGGTTCGGAGATAACCCTGGAAATAGAAACCCTGGAGGTTGGAATAAAGAGAACACTATTAGTTATCAATATAGGCGTTTTTTAAATATGACACCTAATGAACTAGAAGACTTTGCTAAAACACCAAAGAAAGAACGAACAGTTGCTATGGATATAGCATATAGTCAGGTACTTGCTAGTCGTAAAAGCTTACCACACGTCAAAGAAATTACAGACCGCACTGAAGGTAAAGCACCACAGACTATAGATATGACTAGCAACGGAGAAACTATAAATGGTCAATCAAATCTTGATATAGCGCAAAAGTTTGCTGAATACTTAAAAGAAGATACAAAAGAATAGAATAAAATGCTTATTATACCCTCTAAAGCCGACTTAGAAGCATCGTCAGCATTAGCGTGGATTACTTTAAACGATATGGTAAACGAGAACCAGAGAACGTTAGAGTTTAAAAGCCACCGATTTATGATTGATATATACGCAGATGAGCACTCTGATATAGTATGCCGTAAGTCTGCACAGGTTGGTTACTCGGTACTCGCTATATTAAAAAGTCTATGGATGTTGAAATACCAGGGGCTTAATATTATATACGCACTGCCGACACAGAACCTTATGAAGGACTTTGTTGTTCCTAAAGTAAACCCACTTATATATTCAAATAAAGTAATAGCTGATTCTATGGAAAGCGACAGAGAGAACCTAAAGTCTATAAATAAAAGGTTCATATACTTTGCAGGTGCCGTAAGAGATACAGAGGCTATTTCTAAAACAGCCGACGTTCTTATACTAGACGAATATGACCGAATGCCCAGTATGCAGGTTGTTAATACCTTTGACAGTCGCTTGCAAGCTAGCGAAAACCCCAAGCGGTGGCGTTTTAGCAACCCAAGCCAGGTTGGATTCGGTGTTGATGGTTTATATACGGACAGCGACCAAATGCACTGGTTTATTAAGTGCCACCATTGTAACCATAATATGTTTATAGACTTTGAGCAGGATAACGATTGGCAAAGCCATTATGTAAATATAGAAAAAGCTGCATATTGCTGTGGTAAATGCCACCAAGAACTAAGCGAAAGTGATCGCAGAAACGGACAGTGGGTTGCAAAGTACCCATCACATAAACGCAGAGGCTATTGGATAAACCAAATGATGGCACCCTGGGTAACGGCTAAACGTGTAATAGAACAGCATAATGAGAGCAGCATTGAGTTCTTTCACAACTTTGTGCTTGGTAAAGCATATACACCAACCGATATGATCGTGAACCGAGCAACTATATTGCGTGCGTGCGCTCCAAGTAACATATTACGAACTAATGTATCTATAGGCGTTGACCAGGACGCAGGTGGTCAGTATTACGTTTGTATGACCCACCAAGGTGTATTTGATTATGGATATGTTAAGTCGTGGGAGGAGATTGAACAAATGAAACTTATGTACAATGCAGTTGTTGTTTGTGATCCTAACCCATATCAAGCTATGCCAAAGCAGATGGCTAATAAATACAATGACTGGTATCTATGTTACTTTAAAAGCCTAGACGGTTTGTCTGCTGCAGAATGGAAAGAAGAAGAGCAAATTGTTTATGCCGACAGAACGAGAGTAATAGATATAGTTGCAAATGAGATTGGTTCTGCAAAGATACTATTTAGGCAAAGACCGCACGAACTAGAAAAGATGATTGAACACTGGGAGAACATATACCGCACCACAGAAGAAAAAGAAGACGGCAAGATTCGCAGTGTATGGATAAAAAAGGAAGGTAAGCAAAGCGATTATAACTTTGCTATGACATATGCACGTATCGGACTTGGTAAAGTACTGGCAGGTAATTCTAACCTTGTTGAAGTCGAGCAAGAAAACAATACACCAGTAAGTAACATATCAACAACAGATGGTAAGAACTTGTCTGTAGATTTTAGTGAAATATTACAAGACACTTATGATAATATGGATGTATAAATGAATGTACTACAATTAGCATACATTTCTAAACCTGAACCAGACCGCAGATATAGAATACTGGTTAGTTTACAACGCTCAGATAGACCACGATATTGGCATTTCTTATGCCCCAACTGCGGTGCTAAAGTATGCGAGCTTATGAACCAAGAAATATACACAATGACGGACTTCTATGATGCACAAAACTTGCAAAACCATGCCGTTGGTATACGTTGCAAGGGTGCTAATAAAGGCGAGTATTGTCGGTATTGGTATTATTTCAATATAAATTAGTGGTATACTACAAATAGTGGACTGCCCAGGCGGTCTTTTTTATTTAAAACGATACTAACGGATAAGAATTTCATGTCACAGACCAACCCATTTACGCAACAAGCCGATGTATACCAGGAAGATTTTACTGAGTTATACATACCAGACAAAGATTTTGAACAGCTAGATTTAACAATGAGCGACGAGATGCTAGACAAAGCACTCATACAGTCACTTGAAGCTGATAGAGACCACTGGAACAAAAAGCCTTGGAAGTTAGAACAGACAGATTTAGAGAATACTGCCTTTCTGTTGGGCGATCAGCTAAACGATAGAGACTATCTAAAGAACGATGCAAAGTACGTTGACAACCGCCTATTTAGCTCTGTGCGTGCAATATTAAGCTATGCAACCGGACAGCTTGCAAAGCCTGACATAACGCCAAGTAAAGGCGATGAAGTATATATTAAAGGTGCAAGAGATATTGGTGCTGCACTATACCAACACTCAGTAGACGAAAAAGCAGAACATAAAGTTCGTGCGGCAGTACTAAACCTTATATCAAGAAAGCGTGGCTACTTAAAGCTTCGCTTTGATCCTAGTCTTGGTTTAAATGGCGATATAATAACTGAAGTTTGCAACCCAGAAGACATTATTATAGACCGCTATGCTCGCTATTTAGAAAACCCCAACAAGATATATCATCGTGTACATTGTACTATTGGCGATTTAATAAGTAAGTTTCCAGATAAAAAAGAAGAGATACTAGACGCATACAGTATTAGAAGAGGCGTATTTTCACAAACATCAAGAATGGTTTATTACTTTGAGTGTTGGTTTACATACTTGGACTCTAAAGGGGAACCTGCAGAAGGTGTATGTTGGTTTATTAAAGAGAAGAGCTTAATACTTGATAAAATGCAAAACCCTAACTGGGTATATCTAAACAATAAAAAGAAAGAAAAACAAGCAAACGTAACGTCTATGCCTCCTAAGCCTTTTGTTGCATTTAACTATATAAACACCGGACATTCATACATAGACGAAACGTGTCTTGTTGAACAGGCTCGTCCTATGCAGGAGATGCTTAATAAAAGAGGACGTCAAATATGGGAGAACGCTGACTATGTTAATGGTCGCTGGGTTGCTGATAAAAACGTGTTCAGCCAGGAAGATGCAAGAAACCTTATAAATAAAGGTGCGAAGACCGTTGCAATGGTTGACCGTAAAAAAGGCTCTATACCTCTAGAAAACGTTGCAACAGCTGCACTTCCTAACTACGTTGAGAACACGCTATATGATGCACGAAACGAAATAGACCAGATGATGGGTACACCGTCAGTGTTCAAGGGAGCACAACCGGATCGTCAAGATACTCTTGGACGTGACCTAATGGTTAAGCAACAAGCCGGAGCATTACAAGACGACCTTGTACGTGCTATATCACTTGCTATGGAAGATTATTATAAGATAAAGCTTCAAATGATGCGTGTATACTACACCGATGACTACTGGTTCCAGACTAAAGGTGGGGACGGCAAGTATGAATTCATTCTATTAAATGGAGATAAGCTAGACTCAAACGTAAAGGTAAGCGTTCAAACCGACAGCACTCTACCACTAGACAAAGCTATGGTAAGAAGTACCGCTATGGCACTATGGAACGCTGGAAATGCTATTGATATTAAGACGCTATATGAAGACCTTGGATTGCCTAACCCAGATATTCGTGCAGAACGATACTTAAAGAGCAACACCGACCCTATAAAGTACTTACAATCCATTGAGCTAACGTCTATAAACGCAGAAGCAGAGAGCGATATATTGCTACTTATAGCAAATAAAACACCGGAAGAGCGTGACGATTACGATCAAGAGTACTTCAACTATTTCAATAAGGTAATATCTAGCAATAGATTTGCAAAACTAGACGAAGGTGCAAAAGAACGTATTACAGCATTCTTGATAGCTATACAGCACGCTATGATGCAAAGCTTAAACTTACAAGAAAGTATGGGGCAACCGCAAATTGACCCTGCTACTGGTCAGCCTATTGTAGATCCAAATATGGTACAATCTAATCAGGAACAACCGCAAAACGTTGCGCCAGTGCCACCGCAAGCAGGAGTAACTCCTGAAGCACAAGCACCACCTGTGCCAACGCAATAACTATAAGGAGAAATAATGAACGAAGACAACAAACCTACAGAAGAACAGGTCAAGGCTGCTAATGAAGCTGAACTTGCTAAATGGGAAGGTGACTTTAGTCCGGAAGATTTAGAAGTTAAGTATTCAAATGAAGAAGTTGATGAAAAAAAGCAAGAAGATGATAAAGATGATAAAAAAGATGAACCTAAAACTAAAGAAACAAAAGAAGCTGTAACTGAAGAGTACTCAGAACCGGAACCAATTGTTACTGTTGAAGACCCAGGAGAATATACACCTAAAGATTACTCATTTGAAATTGAGATTGACGGCAAAACAGTAAAAGTATCATCAGTAGAAGAGGCTGAACAGATTGCTGAAGATAACGCTGAAAAGCTAAACGCTAAACAAATCATTTCATTGATGACCAAGGCTTCTCGTATGGAAACGAAGCAAGAGCGAGATAAAGAAGAATGGCAATCAAAGAAAGATAAGTTTGAAGACCAAACTAAACTTGAAAACGAACGCAAGGAAACTATAGAGAATGTTGCAAATGAATTTGCTTATTTAGTGGAGGAAGGTTTACTTCCGGCTGTTCCGGATGCATATAAAGATGCTGACTGGTCAGACCCAGAAGTTGCGAAGCAAGACGGTGTGAAAGAGCAGATTGAACTTCTTAACTATATGGTTAAGCAGAACGAAAAGCGTGCAAAGGCAAATATCAAGCCTATTACATCAGTAGTAGATGCATATAACGCTTGGAGCGCAGATAAAGAACGTAAAGCCGCAGAAAACGCAGCCAAGCAAGCCGGAGAACAACGCAGAGCAGCAGGAGCAAAGGTTGCAGGTGTGTCTGCTAGCCAACAAGGAAGCTATGTTCCTAAAGGTATAGCGGTTGGTGACCCTAATAAATTGAAGCGTAGCGTATCCATCTGGGATTAAAATATTTGCATACTTTGAAAATAGTGCTATATTATTAGTTAGAGGAAGACCCGCAAGGGTCTTTTTTTATTACAAAGTTAAAGGAGACATAATATGTCAGCATCAGCGCAGAATGACAGAGTAAATAACATTACTTTGCAAGACTATAACGCTAGCGTAGTTGATACAGTCAACCGATCTAGCGAAATTATGAAGCGTGTTGTGAGCCGACCAGAACGCTGGAGCGGACGCAGCTATAGCTCACCAATATTCACTAACAACTCTCAGCTTGGTACAAGCTTCAAGGGTACAGAAACGTTTGACACGTCAATTGACTACAACACAGCTCAAATGACTTGGTATCCAACCGGATATGCACAGCCAGTGGGTGTATCAATTGTAGAACGTTCTATTAACGCAACTCCAAGTGGTGTAGTAGACCTTTATAAGTCAAGCTATCAATATGCACAGAACTCAATGATTACTGCATTAGGTCAAATCTTTTATGGATTTGGTAACGGTAATGACTTTGACGGTCTTGGTGTAATCGTAGATGACGGAACAAGCACTAGCTCATACGCTGGTCTTACTCGTGCAAACTACTCAAGCATTAACGGTTATGTAACTGCTGCTTCTGGTGGCGTTCTTGACCTAGACTTACTTGCTGCTGCTGATGATGGCGCAACTATTTCTGGTAATCAAAGCGAAACACCAAACGTATTGCTTGCAAACCAAACTGTATGGAGCCTATATGAGAGTCTATTAGCACCAACTGTAAGCGCACGCTACGACGGTGTCGGTGGTTCATTTGTAGATGGTTCAACAGCTGTAAAGCAAAGCGTAAGCCAATCTGACAGCCTATGGCTAAAGGGTGGCGCAACAAGCGTTAGCTTCCGAGGTAAACCACTTGTTCGTGATCAAAAGGCTACAAGCCAGACAATATTTGGTCTTAACGAGAACTGGTTCTACTTTAAGAGCCTAAAGCTTGAAGGTCTTGACCTTGTTGCTACTCAAGAAGACGTAACTGCAGGTGCATACGAATCTTACAAGGTTAGTGCATTCCAGTTCCGCAAGCCAATCATGCCAGTTAACCAATTAGCAGAAGTCGGTATCTTCGTAATGTATGGTCAGTTCTACTGTGAAAACCCTAACCGTAACTTCAAGGTAACTTCTATCACAACAACGTAATTCACAACTCTTGTAATATTAAACTATATTAGATATACTGTACTTATGGGTAAACCACGAGTGCAGATATCTAAAGAAGAACTAGAAAAGTTATATTATAAAAATAACCTCAGTGCTGTACAGCTTGGGGTTATTTTTAATTGTTCAAGCACAACAATAAAAAACTATCTTGTTAAATATGATATGAGAATAAAAACATCTTCTGAGGTAATGACTGGACGTAAATTATCTGAAGAACATAGAAATAAAGTTGTTAAAACATTAGCTATTGGAAGAAAAGGATATGAGAACCCAAATTGGAAGGGTGGAAAGGTTTCTATTGGAAGAAAAAAACATGGTCAATACATAGCTATACGATCAGAAGGTAGATATTATCCAGAACATAGATACAATATGGAACAATACTTAGGAAGAAAACTTAGTCGTTGGGAAGAAGTGCATCATATCAATGGTAACAAGCAAGACAATAGAATAGAAAACTTACAAATAATGAGTAAGTCCGATCATGCAAAGTTGCATAATAACAATCCAGAATACAAAAAAAGAAAATCGGATACAATGAAAAAAATAAGAAAACAAAAGTTTTGGTCTACGAGCTATAAACTTGACTAATAAAAGTTTTTATAAGATAATGATTTTAGAGGAACGCCCGAAAGGGTGTTTTTTTATATAATTAAGTAAAGGAGAATAAAGATGGCTTTATCAGCATCAATTCAAATCACAGATCAAGATATTTACCAACAGTCTTCTGTAGCAAACGCAGAACTAATTGGTCAAGTAGCTTCAACACCAGATGGTCGCACATTTAAGTATGCAAAATCAGGTGGTGCAATAACAGCAGGTCAAATCACAGAACCTGCAGCAGTAACAGCAAACTATGCTAACCGAACACTTACAACGGCAGCAGCTCAATTTGCAAATCAAGTAACTGTAGTATTAGGAACAACTGCAGCAGCAGATTTGTTTGTTGGTTACTGGTTAATCGTTAATGACGGTACTGGTGAAGGTCAAGGTGCTTACTACATTACAGGTAACACTGCAGCAACAGCTGGAAACAGCAACACAACTGTAGTATCTATTCGTGGTGGACTTCGTGTAGCACTAACCACAGCTAGCGATGTAACCATTCTTCCTAACCAAGAATCTAACGTAGTACAACACACTGCGGCAGTAGCTGTACCAGTAGCAGGTGCTCCAGTATTTGCTATCAGCTCTGGATTCTGGTTCTGGAACCAAGTCGGTGGTATGGCTTCAATCTTAAGTGATGGTGCTATTACCAAGAACGCAGGTGCAATTGCATCTGATGCAACAGCCGGTGCAGTAGAAATTGAAGTTGCTGGTACAGTCACACAACGTGTTGGCTATGCTCCAGAACTTACAGTTACAACTGAGTATAGCCCACTTGTTCTAACACTTGGATAATATTAAACGCCTAACTCTAAGGAGAAAATAGCATGGCACGAGGTAATTTAAAATTAGAGAGCTATGTACCAGTCGTTAAGTTAAACGAAGGTATATACACTGAATACGATATATACACAACAGGATCCGTTACAGGTGCCTCTGTTGTTGGTAATCGTTTCACTGCAAGCTTTGTTGGTCAAACAACTGAAGCAGCAACAGACAGAGTTTTCTTTGTAGCAACACAGGCTTGTACTGTAGTGGCTATAAGCGAAGTACACGCTGTTGCAGCAGGTGGTGCTTCAACACTTCAAGTAACTAAGGATACTGGAACAAACGCTCCAGGTGCAGGAACTGACCTGCTATCCGCAGCATTTGACTTGAACGCTACTGCAAACACTGTGCAAACAGGTGCATTGACAGCTACAGCTGCAGACTTAACTCTTGCTGCAGGGAATAGATTAGCAATAGATTTTGCAAACGCTATTCAGTCAACTGCAGGATTATGTGTAACAGTTACATTAAAAACTGTATAATATATAAGTTCTCAGGTATAAATTAGCTCCAGAAATGGAGCTTTTTTATTTATTACAAACTTGTGTTATTATCTAAATATGGATATAAATAACCGCATTGAAGAAGCTACACAAAAATTTGAAAATCTAAAAGAGCAACGTAATAAATTACTCAGCGATGCCGAGGAAATACTAAGTGAGATGACTAAACTGCAAGGAGAGTATAGAGTTCTTGTTGAATTGCAAGAGAATAGCAAAGTTAAAAAAGCAGAAGTTATTGATGAAGCAAATACATTAGTGGCAAAGCCAGAAAAGGAGAAAAAGTAATGGCAGTAGTTGGCCCAGGTGCATCAAAACCAATTGAGGATAATGTACGACCCACGCTTGAAGGTGCTAGCGAGTATGAATATATAACTATTCGTAACATTCTTACAGATGATTTTGCGATACAAGTGGCACAAGACGTTCCAGTTAATATGCCAGTAGCAATACGAGCCGGAACCAGTATGGTACAAGACGGTAGAGACGTTACAGTAAATTATGGTCTTGATCTAAAGAACCCAGACTTTAAATCTAAAAAGCATATTGTAAACAATACTATTATTAAAGCCGGAAAGACTATCAATCTAAAAGGTAACGAAGCGCAGGTCGCAGTTAAGCAATTAGTAGATGAGATTTTACAACGTGAAGGTAGTAAAAGACTGCTTGCAGACCCAACACTTCGTAAGCAAGTGGAAGACCGTATTATTGTGCATCGTGGCAGTATTTCAGACATTCTTGATAACTCACTACAAACACCAAGCCAACAAATTGATGATGCAATATTAAAGTCAAATGAGGTAAAAAATGAGCAAGCGTTTCCAGGACTTACAGAACGAACAAATACAGAAGAAGTTGCTACAGAAACAGCAAGCACTAGAGCAGAAGATAGCGCACCTGAAACAACAGGAAGCGTCTCAAACCCAAGTACTGCGAAGCCTAAAGTACGAAATAGCACAAGCAAATAAGAATTTATCTGCTTTAAACGCTCGAACTAAAATATCTATAAAAGAAGATATTACCAAGGAAGAAGCTAAACTTTCTGAGTTATTATTAAGTGTATCTACAGAAAAAGAAGAGTTAGAAAGCTTGCAACGTTCTCATGAAAACGAAATTGTAGAACATAAACAAGCTGTTGAAGAATTACTTAAAGAAATAGAGTCTGAAAAAGATAAATTAGAGTCTGTGCAAAATTTATATGCTAGTACTAAAGTGAAACTAAATCTATTAAAAGTAAAAATAAGTGACAAGAGTACAGAATATAGCAAGATTAGTAATGAGTTTGCAGAATTAGCTAATCAAAAAGGAATATTATTACACAATATTTCTGCATTAGAAACAAAATATAACAAATTACAGTTGCTTTATAATGCAGACGAACAAGAGTTAACTAAAAAAATAAACGATATGCAAAGAAAACTGGATATATTAACTGCAAAGTCCAGAGATATTGCCCAGAACATAATAGATCAACAAAACGAACAAAAACAAACAGCGGTTAACCTTAGTAAATGGCAGAAAGACTTAGAAGAACGTGATCTAAATCTAAGAATAAGAGAGCAAAAAGTTGAAGAGAAAGAGAGTCTTATTATTAGGAATTCTAATCTTTTAGAACTATAATATATAGCAGAGGACAGCCCATAAAGGGCTTTTTTATTTATGTCAAGCAATAGAATAAGTTCCAACCAAAGAGAAGTAATCAGCGGACAGAGTACAGTTACTGGCAAGCAGGAGTATCTTAAAAGTACCAATGGCGCACTTGAAGTTAATGCAAGCGTAACTATACCGGATGTATACTACGAATCACGCAATGACACAACAACTGACACTAATCTTGTATATCTAGGCAAAGCCGTCCCAGGCTCTGCCACGTCTGCAGCAGCATGGCAAATAAAGCGATACAATAAGTCAGCAGGTCATATGTCATTTGCAGATGATGATACTACCTTTACTAAAATATGGGACGACAGAGCGTCGTATAGTTACTAATGGCAACATTTACCATAACAACAGCTCAAAATATAGATGCATTATCAGTAAAAGCTGGTGGGGATACTTATAATGTTAACGGTGGTACACTTACTATTGATCAGGATAGCCGAGTTGGTTTAAATCAAACAACATCAACATCATTAGGCCCAGTTACTATATCTGCAACACTTGGTGGAACAGTAAATATTGACGGAACTTTAGTTCGTTTAATACCTTATAACACAGGTTCTGGAACTGTACCTGCGTGGAATACTGTTATTACACAAGGTTCAGCAAGCGGTAAACTAATTGGTGTATATTCTTCCTTAACTGCTGCTTCAACTGCTACAGGTGCAGCAATGCCAGCTTCTGGCTATATAAAGATTAAACAGTGGAACTCAGTGGCGTATGCTGCAGGTGCTTTAACTGGCATAACAGCTACTGCTACAGGCGCAGACGTTGTTGGTTGGCTTGATATAGTTGGAGATGAAGCTGGTACTACTACAGCAAACCGTCTGGGTATATATAACATTACTGGAGAGTGGTTTGAGCTTGGTACTACTTCTGGAGTATCTAATCAAACATTACAAATACCTAATAGTGGTTTATTAAGATATGCTGCAGGTGTATTTATAGAAAAAACTGTTGGTGGCGAGGACTTTGAGTTCTATCCTAACGCAGGAACAACTACTACGACTGGAACTGAAGCAAAAAGAGGTAAGGTTGTATGGATAGATAATACAGGACTTGTGCGTATTGGTAACTCAGGCGCAGCCACTAATGGCTATACGCCTGTTTCTGGATTAAGAGTTGTAATAGGTAATGTATTCTTTGAGAACTGTACCACCGCAGCACGTACAGCTAATGTTATTCCTAATGCAACAATTGCTACTAGATACGACTATACAACCACAGGTGGTGGTGTATTAAATATAGATAAATGTAATATGGCGTGGTACTTATCCTGCTCACAGGCTTATTCTGTAAACGTATCTAACTCAGGTTTTGTTGATGCAATACTACTATCAGAAATAGCTGCACCAATGACTTTTGAAAATGTTGGTGTTGGAAACAAACCAACCACCGCATTACTCGTATCACCTCTCACTATGACATACTGTTATGCTGGTGGCACGTTTACTGATTGTGTATGGGCAAGAGTTTCACTGGCTGCATCTAACGCAGTCACTGCAGTATTTACAGATATAGACGGCTTTACCTTTACACGAAATACTATCAGGGCAAACACCATCAGGGGCAACGCCTCAACCTATGCCTTACTCGCTACTCGTGCTAAGAATGTTACCCTAGATACACCTACAATTATTGAGGGCGCACTTAACCTTGTAACTTGCGATAACTTCAACACGACCAATGTCGAATTTGTATCTGCCGTATCAGGTACTACAGTCACCACCTATACAGATTATGTATGGAACTTATCATCTAACACGATTAACTGTACCTTTAGCGGTCTGACTCTACCCGTAACAAGTAATGCACCGTACACCGCACTCTTAATCGGGGCGACTGGTTGTGCGAACATCAAACTGAGGAATATCGGTACATACGCCTCACCACTCAGCCTAGACAATGGTGCAAACGATACGGGTCTTATCTACACGCTTGCTACGAACTGCCAAGACTTCTACTTCCAACGTATTTATGTATCTAACACTCGTACTAACACAATGACTGCCGATAACTCTTGTAAGAACATTGTTGAAAAGAACGTCTTTGGTGACTACGCAGATGCGCCACTCGCAGCCGTACTTAATCTGACACGTTTAGGCGGTGGCTCTACCAACGCTCTCACAGCTCAAACCTCTGTCTATGGTACGCACTTTATGGACTACTTCACCTCTACCACCGCAGGACGTCTAGGTATTGTGATGAACGAACCAACCGCAGATACTACCGCACAAGTTACTCTCTCAAACGGTGCAGCCTTTACCTCTGCTGGTGGTTTGTATATGCCTGTGATTGGTATGCAAGTTATTTATGAAATGCCACAGTATATAATAGGTCATACTCAATTTGCAAATACTGCATTAGTAATGGCAGGTGGTACTGCTACAAACTATACATATCAGTACTCTATAGACTTAAATGACGGTAATGGATTTAGTGCATTCTCTAGTGATTGCACACCAACAACACTAGGCACAGCATTGAACGGTTTAACATTAGATGCACAAGTTGGTTTTAAACTAAAGCTAAAGATTACTACTAGCACAACCAATGCAACGGCTATTACATCCGTATATATGACAACCGTCTCTACTACTACTGCTCAGGCTTATCAATATCCATTGGATCCAGTTGATGCAATATATAGCTTCAGTGGCTTAGTGGTTGGAACAGAGGTTGTTCTATTTGACAGTACTAATACAGAACTTGCACGAGAAGTAATAACTGGAACTACCTTTGAATATTCATATACATGGACTGGTACAGATAGTACTGGCAACTATGCACTTATATGGAAAGATGATCAGGTAGCAATTAAATTCACTGGTATAACTCTTGGAAATACTGATGTTGATGTACCTATATCACAAACTGAAGATTTAGTTTATACAACAGGTTTTACACCTAATTCAACTATAGATTTTGCAAACAGCTTAATAATAATGGATGATGTATTGCCATTTACTGTCCCAGAAGTGTATAGCTACTGGAAAGACACATTACTACTTACAAATAATGCACAATATGATTTTGCTTACACTATAGTGGGTGGAAACCAAACAGGTGCAAGCACATATATACCGTTCTATACATTTCTTGATAACGGATGGAAAGTGCGACCAAATGAGAGCGACTACACGCTAAATGTTACTGGTGGTATTTTAGTTACTACAGATAACTCGGATCCATTTGTTGATACTGTTGGTGCATACACAGTAAGAATACGCTATGAACAACCAGTTCAAGCTATAGCTATTACGACTGGTGGTGGCGGTGGGGCAACCGCAGCAGATGTTTGGTCTTATACTACAAGAACATTATCTACTGCCGGAGTAACTGCTATACAATCTGGTTTAGCAACAGAAGCTAATGCAACTTCTAATACTAACTCAATAATTGCTATTATAAATGCCTTGAATGATATATCTCCTTCTGAGGTATTAACACAGGCTACAAACGCACTTATTAGTTACGATCCGCCAACTAAGGCAGAATTAGATGCTACACAGGCAAGTATAGAAGCAGATATAGCTGCTATAAATACACCAGATATGCTAAACACAGAGACTGGCGATATAATACTGCCGTTATAATTACATTATGTTATAATTTACTCAGAGGACAGCCCGATGATGGGCTGTTTTTAATTAAGGAGAACTATGAAATATATCACAGCTAGTGGTTCGCAAACTATAGCAGCAAATGCTAACGGACTGCTCGTGCAGGTTAATACTGCTCTAACAGGCACAATTACTCTAGCGGCTGGTGGAACTACATTTGCAGTTATCACTAACCCAACAGTGGGTTCTTCATACCGATATAACGGTTTGAGAAACCAAGGCGCAATAACAGTAAATCCAAGTACATCTTGCGACATTACAGTAAGCTTTTTAAATAGGAGCGTATAATGTCAGTAAATGTGCCAACTAATGTATGGCGCAGAACAAGTGGTAATGGAGAACTTGGAACCACTGATTTAACATTAACAACTTTAAATGATGACCAACTTGTAACTCTAAGTGGCTTATTACTTATAGCTTTACCAGGAAGTTATACTGCAACACCTGCCAGTGAATGGAGCAATGGAACTGAAACGTTACCTGCTAGTGTATGGCGCACAACTTCAGGTAATAACGACAGTGCGGCAGACGGCCCAAGTGACTTAGTAGATACCGCAGGAGATTTTATTGTTGATACTTCTGGTGATCAAGTAATTGATACCGGAATTACAATGGATATAATACCAGATACAATCTGGGAGGAAGATAACAGCATATAATCATGGCAGACAAAACAATTTCCGATTATTCAGCAGCAGGAAGCATTGACGCTTCTGTTGATTATTTATTGCTATATCAAAACAGCACCAATTCTTATAAAAAGATTAACCGTAATACTTTACTTGGTGGATCTGGAACGCCAGTTGATACAACTTCAACACAGACTTTACAAAATAAAGTTTTAGATAATACGACAACTCTTACCATAAAAGATAATCTTTTTACTATACAAGACGGTGCTGCGACTACTAAACAAGCACAATTTCAGCTATCTAGTATAACAGCAGGGCAAACAAGAGTTTTAACTATACCGGATGCAGACCTTACCATAGTTGGTACTACTACAACGCAAACGTTAACAAATAAAACGTTAACAGCTCCAGTAATAACCAATGGTAGTATTACTGGCACGACAATTACAACTGATGCTATTACAGGGCAATCAGCAGCAAACTCAGGTACTATATACGGTCTATCAGTAACAAGTGCGAAAATATCTGGAACAAGTATTACTAATGCAACAATTACGACATCGCAAATTGCAAACGATACTATTACTGGTGCCAATATAAACTGGGCGCAAACAGGTGCAGATGGTATATGGTGGGAAGAGTTAGGAAGAACAACACTTGGAAGTGCAGGAGATACAATAACAGTTTCAGGATTACCAGCAAGAAAATATTTAATAATTATAGTAAATGCTTTAGCAACAGGAGGAACAGTAAACACTTTATTAAGATTTAATAATGATAGTGGAGCAAATTACGCATACAGAAGATCAATAAATGGAGCAGCTGATAGCACTACTGTATCAGCTAATGTTTTTAATGACTCATTTTCAACAGCTGTTCAAGGTCAATTATTTGTTTATTTAACAAATATTACTAATCAAGAAAAAACAGGAACAGTCACACAATGGAATATTGCAGCTGCCGGAGCAGCAACTGCTCCCCAGCGATTAGAAGGAGTAAGTAAATGGTCAAATACAGTTGCTCAGATAAATAGAGTTGATTGTACAAATGCAGGTGCCGGAGATTATGCAATAGGATCAGAAGTAATTGTATTAGGGCATGATTAAGGAGATATGATATGTTAACTTGGACAGATTTACAAAACAAAGCAGTCAGACTTTCAAGAGATACATCTGCTGGTACACTAGAGCAGTTAAA